CCGTCGTCTCCATGGCGAAAAAAGGCGCAGAGCCCATCAACCCCCTCACCCAGTGGCAAGCCGACGGCTACGCCGCCACCACAGTCCCCGCCGGTGTCCTCTCGAACACGGATGTCTCCTCATCCGATTTCGTCGATAACGCCGCCAACCGCGTCCTCCTGAGCGCACGAATCCAAAAGTTTCGTGAAGTCCCGAGTGTCGATGATCTTGCGAATACCGTTTCAGAGGTTGCAGGCATCGGCAAACGCCGCGAGATGGCCCGCGCCGTCACCAAATCCCTCGAGCAACTCAAGCGTTCCATGGAAGCCGCCTTCTGCTCGGACCAAGAGTCCGTCGAGCAGTCCGGCAGCACCCCCTACAAGACCCGCGGCCTCGGCAAGTGGATCCAAAATGGAGCGCAATCAGACCTCCCGGTCAACGCCAGCTACCGCACGCCCACCGGATCGATCAACGCGACCGCCACGGCATCCCTCACCGAGAACAACATCCAGGACATGCTCCAGAGCATCTACGAGCAAACCGGCAAAGGCCAAACCTACAGCCTCGTCTGCGGGCCTGCCCTCAAGCGCCAGTTCACCTCCTTCACACGCACCCAGTTCGGATCGACCAATGTCGCCTCCGCCATCCGCGTGCTGAACCAGAAGTCCGAGAACAAGATCGTCAGCACCGTTGACATCTTCGAAGGCGACTTCGGCACCCTTGAGCTGATCCCCAGCCTGTTCCTCGCCGCTGACGCCTCCGGCGCTGGCGCCACAGCCGTCAAAAACGGCCGCGGTTATGTCCTCGACATGGACATGGTCGAACTCCGCTACAACCGCAAGCCCCGCTTCCAAGAGCTGGAAGACCGCGGCGGTGGTCCCCGCGGCATCGTGGACGCGATCTGCGCCCTCTGCGTCAAGAGCCCTCTGGCTCTCGGCAAGTTCGCACCTACTGCCTGATAAAGCCTCCCCCCGCAAGGCAAGGGAGGAGCGCCACACTCCCCGGAACTCCGGCGCTCCTCCCAAATGCGGGCCAATTTCCAGTCTAAAAAACCACCACCACCTTGGACGCCTCAGAACTCGAATCCGACCTCGGCGATCTCGCCCCCCTCGTCACAGAGGAACTCCGTGTCGGCTGGCACGCCAAGATGGTCACCTCCGAGATGCGCCAGCGCCGCATCAAAGCCGCCAGCGACCGCCTCGCCGAGGCCCGCCGCAGTGTCGAAGGGCTCGGGCAGCACACCATGTCCATCGATTTTGACTCCTACATGTATTGGGACCGCGAACTCCCCGGCTGCTGGTCCGACAAAGGTTTCCGCGAGGAATTCGCCAAAGCGAACCCCCATGTTCGCGTCCAGTCCACATCCACCACCACCGTCGTGAACCCCGGCCTCGCCAATGCAAACTGACGAGACCATTTCCGAACTTATCGGCCTCGTCGAACAGGCCGAGACCGACGCCGCCAACTACTGGACCCGGAAAAACCTCAACTACAACCTCCGCTACTGCCTCTGGGCCGGCCAGGACGACTCCGGCCGCAAATACTCCGCCAACCTCGGCAAGCCCGCATTCCCGTGGGATGGGGCGACAGATAGTCGCATACGCTTGAGCGACATGGTCATCAACGAGCGGGTCCGCATGCTCAAGTCGGCCTACGCCAAAAGCCGCATGTCCATCGTCCCCACCGAGACCACCGACATGCAGGCCGGCCGCAAGGTCGAGACCGTCATCAAGTGGCTCCTCAACTCCCACTGCGCCGCCATGACCAAGCGCGAGATCGAACTCGCCGCCAACCTCCGCGAAACCTACGGCCTCGCCATCATGGGCGTCTTCTGGCGCCGCACCACCCGCAACGAAGTCCTCACCTTCCGGCTCGACTCCCTCCAGCAAACTTTCGCCGAGACCGGCGACCCCCAGATCGCTCTCATCATCGAGGCCATCCTTGACCCCACACAGGAAGAAGCCGTCGCCCGCCAGATGGACATGCTCCTCCCCGGGCAAGGCACCACCGCCAATGTCCGCAAGCTCCGCGAGACCGGCGAATTTAGCTACGACAGCCCATACATCTTCGAAAACCTCCCCGACTGGCAAGCCTACGAGCCCTGGGAAGACATCGTCTTCCCCCCGAGCACCTACGACCTCCAGCGGGCCCCCTTCATCGCCTGCCGCGAACTCCTGCGCGAAGACGAACTCCGCGAGCGCGAAGTCACCGAAGGCTACGACCCCAAATGGATCGACGAAGCCGTCCAGCACAAAGGCGTCTACCGCCGGAACGCCCGCAACCTCCACCGGATGACCGATACCATCCTGCTCTCCGACGACCGCGACCTCATCGAGGTCTGGCGCGTCTACCAAAAGAAGTGGAACGAGGACATCGGCGCCATGGAGGTCATCTGCACCCACATCCAGCCGAGCGTCGTGGACCGCGCCGCCAAGTCCGAGCCCATGAACTACGAGCACGGCCAATACCCCTTCGTCGAGCTCCCCCTCGAGCGCACCAGCCGCCCTCTCATCGAATCCCGCGGCGTCCCCGAGCTGCTTTCCACGCATCAGCAGGAAATCAAAACCCAGCGCGACTTCCGCAGCGACCGCGCCAGCCTCACCATCCTGCCCCCGCTCAAAGTCCCCGCCAACCGCGGCAAGCTCGACATTGTGTTGGGCCCCGCCAAGCAACTCCCCGAACGCAGGCCCAACGAATTCAGTTGGATGGCCCCGCCAGTCCAAGACAACGCCACCATCGAGATCGAAGCCGCCACCCGCCGCGATGTCGACGAGTATTTCGGCATCCCCCGGCCCGACATGGCCCCCCAACGCGCCCTCCTCGCCCAGCAAGACCTCGTCGATACCTGGCTCGCCGACCTCTCCCTCATCCTCGGCCAAACCTTCCAGCTCTCCCAGCAATACCTCGACGACATCCAATTCGTCCGCGTCGCCGGCGGCATGCCCATGCCCTTCCGCGCCTCCCGGCAGGAAATTCAAGGCAAGTTTGATCTACGCCTTGATTTCGACGCCCGGACCTTCGATTCCGAAGCCCTCGAAGTCAAAATCAAGGGCCTCATCGAGCTCCTCCCGCTCGATGTCATGGGCGTCGTAGACCGCGTCGGCCTCGTCCGGTTCCTCTTCTCTGCCATCGATCCCAACATGGCCGAATTCCTCATCAAAGATGTCGATGCCGCCGCCCAGCAGGAAATCGACGACGAGCAGGTTCAGTTCACAAAAATCGCCGCCGGCACCGAGCCCCCGCTCAAAGAATCCGGCCAAAACGCCCAGCTCCGCCTCCAAACCCTCCAAGGCATCGTCCAGGCCAACCCCGCCCTGCAACAACGCTACCAGCAGGACGAGATTTTCAAAGCCATGCTCGACGCCCGCATGCAGGCATTCCAGTTCGCCCTCCAGCAACAGCAAAACGCCCAGATCGGCCGCGTCGGCGCCCAGCCCGCCCTCCAAAAAATGGCCCAGCAAGGAGCCCCAGCGTGAAGACCGTCCCCTACACATCCATCCGCGACGGCATCCTCCGCCGCATGGGCATCGACGCCGCCCAGCCCCTCATCCCCAGCCAAGCCGAGGCCCTCATCGAATACACCACCGCCGCCCTCGACGAAGCCTGGGACTTCTTCGACTGGCCCGAGATTTACCTCACAGAAGAGCGCACTCCGAATGGCTCCTCCTGGGTTGCCGGCGGATTCACCTACCAAGCCGACTACTCCGGCACCATTTCCTTTCTAGGCCGCGCCCCCTCCGGCTCCGAACTCTCAGACCCCTACTGGCGCGTCAAAAAAATCACCACCACCATCGATGGCGGCGTGCTTTCGGTGGAAACCGCCATCGACATCCCCTGGGACGACCGCCTCACCGCCTCCTACTCCCTCGATACCGACAACTCCTCAGGCGAAATTCCCTACATCCTCCTCGACCAGGACAACCTCTCCCCCATCGGCACAATACTTAAAATCTACGATAAGGAACCCAGCCGCCACACCCTGGCCACCCCCCTCCGCTACCTCACCGCAGAAGACCGCATCTACATCACCGACCCCTTCAACGGCAATGTCTGGGTCCACTACTCCCTCCCCCTCCCCCGCCTCACCACCGTCCCCTATTCCTCCTCCGCCAGCTACGCCCCCGGCGACCTCGTTTTCTTTTCCACCACCGGCGACTGCTACTCCGCCCGCCAATCCACCACCGGCAACGCCCCCGCCTCCGCCGAGCACTGGCGCCGCCAACGCATCCCCCACTTCCTCGCCGAATTCCTCAAACTCCGCGCCCACGCCGAGACCCTCTTCGAAGACGGCCAGTCCGACAAAGGCAGCCTTGCCCTCGCCCGCGGCGAAAAAATCCTCCTCGATAAAATGGACCAAGCCTGGCTCCGCAAAGGCGAAGTCCACGGCTACTCCGCCACCTTCCAGCACCCTTGACACCCCACCCGATAATAAAAGTAACCCCATGAGCAACCCCACCGTCCAAATCGCCGCCCGCTCCTCTGCTGGCATCGTGCAACCCGTCCAAGCCACATCAGATGGGGCTCTGCGAGTCACCACCGGATTTCCAGTTCCTCTCTACGACAAGTTTGAAGTCTTCAAAGTCGGTGCCACCAACAACACCAATTACACCGAATACTCCTTCGCCGGAACCGCAGTCGCCCGCATCCGCATGACCTATTTCGGCGGCGTTCCCACGACAGACAACGCCCAGCTCCAAACCTCCTTCGTTCAGTATCCCCCATTCGCGTAACCATGTCGCAAGTTTCGTTCGATCCCCTCACTGGAAACATGATCTCGACCACCGCCCAGGTGGCGCAGCTCGACTCCTCGGGCCAAGTCTCCGGCTCGATGATCCCTGACGACTTCGACGATGTGCAGCGCTTCGACTCCGTGGAAAATTTCCCGAACCCCGGCACCGTCGCCCGCATTTACTTTCCCGCAGATACCAACATCCCGCACCGCTGGGATGTGGACACCCTTTCCTACAAGCCCATCTCGTCCGACACGGACGGCGGTGAGTTTTAGGCTAACCCCGCAGTAACAACCCAAACACCCCCCAAAACACCATGCCCAATACCCTTCGCATTAAACGCCGCTTAACCGGTGCCTCAGGCGCTCCCTCCAGTCTTGCTGTAGGTGAGTTGGCCTACTCAAAAGTAGACGACAAATTGTTTATCGGACTCGACTCCGGTATCATCACGCTCGCCGGTGAAGGCCACTTCGCCACGAACGCCGACCTCTCCTCCGAAGTCTCCACGCTGAACAGCAGCATCAGCTCCGAAACCTCCCGCGCCACCGCAGCGGAAGCCGCCCTCGGCACCCGCATCGACAATGTCCTCAGCAATGTGGACGGCACAGCCCTAAATTCGCTTTCGGAAGTTGTAAGTGCCTTCCAAGCAGCGGATTCCAGCTTGAACGGAGCCATCACCAGCCTCGCCTCCAGCGCCTCCAGCGGACTCGCCGCCGAGACTGCCGCCCGCGAAGCCGCAGACACCACCCTCCAGTCGAACATCACTGCCGAAGCCTCCACACGCGCCTCCGCAGATACCACCCTCCAGGGCAACATCAACACCGTCGCCAGCAACCTCTCCACCGAGAGCAGCACCCGCGCCAGTGCCGATACCACCCTCCAGGGCAACATCGACGCCGAAGCCTCCACCCGTGCTTCCGCAGACACCACCCTCCAGAGCAACATCACCGCCGAGGCCAGCACCCGCGCCAGCGCGGTGACGACCCTCCAGGCAAACATCGACGCCGAAGCGGCCACCCGCCTCTCCGCCGACAACGCCCTCTCCAGCCGCGTCACCGCGCTCGAGAACGAGATCGACGGCGGCACCTTCTGATCGCCCCCCATCCCCCTCAAAGCGGCAGCGCGGTCCCAACCCGCGCCGCCGCCCAGGGCCGCCCCACTTAAAACTTAATTCTTAAAACTTAAAACTTCTCCATGGTCCTCAAGGTCAAACGCACCACCGTCTCCGGCCGCATCCCCACCGCGAACCAAGTCGCCACCGGCGAACTCGCCTTGAACCTCGCCGACCGCCGCCTCTACAGCAAAGACCACACCGGCGAAGTTTTCCGCCTCGCCCGCCCCCGCGACCCCTCCGACTACCTGCTCCTCCACGCCGCAGACGGCACCACCCTCTACCTCGGCCGCCTCTCCTGGACCGACTACCCCGCCACCGGCCCCGCCGAAGACGCCGAAGAGTGGACCATCTACAAAATCGTTACCAACTCCGCTGGCAATGTCACCAGCGAATCCAGCGCCGTTGGAGTTTGGTCGAACAAAGCAAATCTCAACTACTCCTAAACCATGATCGCAAACGCACTCCCTCGCCCGCTCACCGCAGGCTCCGTTGACAACGCCATCCTCCGCGCAGACGGCACCGGCGGCTCCACTCTTCAATCCTCCGGCCTCATCGTGGACGATGCCGTCGTGCCATACTCCGTCACAGGCGATGCCGCCACGGATGTCATCACTGCAACAGGTCATATCTACACGGCAAACCAAACCGTCATCTTCAGCGCCATCACCGGTGGAACTGGGTTGTCAGCAAACACCGTCTATTTCGTGCGCAACCCATCTGGGAACACTTTCCAGCTCTCGACCACCAGCGGCGGCGCAGCGATCAATTTCACCACCAACATCACCGCCGGATCGGTCATCGCCATTCAAGCGAATGTTGCTATTTCGCAAAACACCGCCGTAACCAACTCCGCGCTCGTCCTCACGCCGAAAGGCACGGGGGCGTTTATCCTTGGGCCAAAACCAGACGGCACTACGACTGGAGGAAACGCGAGGGGAACAAATGCTGTTGATTTGCAGAGAACGAGAGGATCGGCATTGCAAGTTGCAAGTGGCCCCAGTTCTTTTCTTTCTGGAACAGATAACACTGCTTCTGGAGACTCTTCTTTTGTCCACGGTTATTTTTCAACTGCTACAAATTTTCAATCGTGTATTTTGGGTGCGAGACAGTCTTCAGTAAGCGGAACATATAGCGTTGCATTGGGCGGATATCTTAATGATATAAGTTCGACGCAATCAGTAGCATTAGGAGGATCAAGCAACAGCGCAAGTGGAACAAGTTCTGCTTGTTTAGGTGGCGGTTCAAATTCTGCTTCAGCATCAGCATCAGTAAGTAGTGGATATTCTTCATTAGCGAATCGGTTTGCAATGCAAGCTCACGCATCGGGGCAATTCTCTGCCCAAGGCGATGCCCAGCGCGCCCGCTTCGTCCTTCGCAACAAGACGACCACGAACGCCGCAGTCGAGCTTTTCTTAGACGGCTCCTCGACCCGCCTCACGATCCCATCCGGCAAAGTCCTCGGCCTCACCATTAACATCACAGGCATCTCCAGCACAGGCGCGGCAGTCGCACACTACATGCGCCAATACGCTCTCAAGAATGTCTCTGGCACGACCAGCGAGGTTTACGCACCCGTCACCATCGGAACCGACAACGCCGCAGGCACATCCATCGCACTCTCCGCGAGCGATGCGTCAGACGCACTCATCGTGAGCGTCACCGGCACAGCCTCCACCATCTGGCGCTGGGTAGCCTCGGTCGATGCCGTCGAAATCGCATTCGGAACTTAACCAAAACCACACCATGAGAACATACGGACTTATATTCGCAGACGGACGCAAAGAACTCTCCAGCATCGTGCTGGACGAAAACGACGAGCCACGCATCGACACCATCCGCCCATATCCCTGCCCCGAAGATTGGGTCGATCCGCAGATCGTCCCCCTCATCAAAATCGATCAACCCGAAATCGGCAATTGGGAACCGAACCTCGTCTGGTTCGAGGATCGCGTCGAGCGCCAGTGGATTCCCGCTAACTCCTAATTAAACACGACCATGCCAAACGAACTCAACATCGCCCTCGCCACCACCGGCCTCACCGTCACCGCCCAGCCTTACCAAAACGGAGCCGCCGTAGGCTCCGCCATTTCCTGCCCCGAAGTCGGAAGCACGGGATTCTACTCTGGCAACATGGCAGGCAGCGCCGGAACCTACCAAATCGCCTTCCGCGCCGCCGGAGCCAATGTCGGCAGCGGCAGCATCGTCTGGGACGGCACAGCCGAAGTCGCCCCCAGCACCCTCACCGCCGCGCAAGTCAACGCCGAAACGGACACAGCCCTTGCCGATGTTGGCCTCACAAGCACCGTTACCGGCCGCATCGACGCCGCCATCTCCTCCCGCCTCGCCCCATCCGGCACGCTCGCTACCGTCACCAACCTCACCAACGCCCCCGCCAGCGTCACGCCAGCCGACATCTGGTCGCACGCCACCCGCACCATCACCGGCGGCACGGTAGACACCCTCACCAACGCCCCCAGCGTCCCCAGCGCCACCACCATCGCCAGCCAGGTCCGCACCGAGCTTTCCACCGAACTCAACCGCCTCGACGCCACCGTCTCCAGCCGCCTCGCCTCCGCCAGCTACACCGCCCCGGCCAATAGCGACATCACCGCCATCAAAGCCAAAACCGACGCCCTCCCCAGCGACCCCGCCGACCAAAGCCTCCTCGAAGCCGCCATCGCCGGAGTCACCGCCCCCTCCGCCAGCACGGTGGCATCCGCAGTGCGTTCCGAGCTATCGAGCGAACTCGCCAAAGTCTCCGCCCTCAACACCGACCGCCTCGCCCAGTGCAGCACCGTCGCCACGACCGGCTCCCAACTCGCCGCCGCCCTCAGCTAACCATGCCCGACCACCTCGCCACCTTCAAAACCGCCCTCACCGGCCTCCTCGGCGCAGCCGCCGGGGTAGGCGGCGCGGTCGTCAGCACCCTCCCCGCCCTCGAAAGCGGCCTCCGAGTCGCCAGCGCCGGAGTCGGCCTCCTCGCCGCCCTCCTCGCCCTCCTCAAAGTCTGGCGCGACCTTAAAAAATGAAACCCCTCGCCGCCCTCCTCGCCCTCACGCTCCTCCCCGGCTGCGTCACCATCCCCATCCCCCCCTGGGGCGAGCAGCGCGGCGAAATGGGCGACCTCAAAGTCAGCGTCGCCATCAACTACACCCCCCGAGTCAAAACCCAAACCCCCGCCACCGCCTCCCAATCCCACGCCTGGGACCAATTCCTAAAAACCAAACCCCCAACCCTCCACGACAAATGAAACTCCTCGACCCCCTCCTCCACCAACTCAGCCAAAACTCCACCTGGCGCGGGCTTATCCTCCTCGCCACAAGTTGCGGCGTCGCCCTCACCCCCAGCCACCAAGAAGC